GTCGCGCCGCATTTCGCTAGCGATAGGAATTATTGACAGCCGCTTTGCTTTGCAAAATGGCACCACGAAACAAAACAGCACCAACCACGGGATCTTTAGAAGTGGTCGCATTAGACAGCTTGATCCCCTACGCCAGAAACAGCCGCACCCACAGCGACGAGCAGGTCGCACAGATTGCGGCTTCGATCCGCGAGTTCGGCTTTACCAATCCCGTCCTGATCGGAGGGGAGAGCGACATCATCGCAGGCCATGGCCGCTTGCTTGCCGCACGCAAGCTCGGTCTCTTGGAGGTCCCATGCATCCGTTTAGGCTACCTGACCGACGCACAGAAGCGGGCCTACGTCATCGCCGACAACAAGCTAGCGCTGAATGCAGGCTGGGACGATGAGCTTCTTAAGATCGAGCTTGTCAGCCTGCGCGAAGAGGATGGCGTCGATCTCGGATTGACGGGTTTTTCCTCTGACGAAATTGAGGCAATGCTTGGTGAGTTTAACGTCGACGAGGGTGGCCTCCCTGATCTTTCGGATGCCGACAAAAAGCCATTTCAGCAAAAGACATTTACCCTTCACGACGAACAGGCCGGAGACGTTGACGCCGCAGTTGCAAAGGCAAAAGCGATGGGTCACGGGGAATCTTCCGTTAACGAAAACGGGAACGGCAACGCCCTGGCGTTTATTTGCCAATGCTTCAACCGGTCTAAATAGTGAGCGCAAAGGAAATTGTCATCAAGCCAATCAGCTCCAAGGACGCCGCGAGGATAGTGAAAACCTGTCACTACTCTGGCAAAGTGGTTCAAAACTCTCAGCTTCATTTTGGCGTTTTCTTAAATGGTCGCTGTGGAGGAGCCATGTCTTTTGGCCCGTCAATGGTGAAAAGCCAAATGGCGCCGCTCGTATCAGGCACTGGTTGGAATGGGTTTATTGAGTTGAACCGCATGGCATTTGCGGACTGGCTGCCACGGAACTCTGAATCGCGCGCAATTTCCGTTGCCATGAGGCTAATCCGAAAAGCATATCCACACATCGAATGGGTGATTTCTTTTGCTGATGGAACGCAATGCGGCGACGGTGCAATTTACCGTGCAAGCGGGTTTGTGCTTACGCAAATCTTAGAAAATAAGCAGATGCGCATAAACCCAGAGACAGGCAAGCCACAGCAATCAATGGCTGCATTTCATGCCGGCAAGGCCGGTGAGTTCAAAAGCTGGCAACGGCTCAACGGGTTTCAGCTCCGCTATATTTATTTTCTCAATCCTGCCGCGCGTTCCCGATTGACCGTTCCTGTCTTGCCATTTAGTGAGATTCAGCGACGCGGCGCGGGAATGTATCGTGGCAAACCCATAGAACGCGGTGACAGCATGGGCGGCCATGCGTCTGGCATCCAGCTAGAAGAAGGCGGTTCGACTCCGACCTCACCGCTCCAATCTTTTGAGGCATGAGCGCCGAGGCTAAATCTCCATCGGTTGACGTTGGAACCTTGGCGAAGCTGTTCAGCCTTACCGAGGTGAGGATCCAGCAGCTAGCCAAGGACAATGTCATCGCGAAGACCGGGCGCGGCCGCTACGAGCTGTGGCCATCAATCAAAGGCTACATCAAGTTTCTGCAGGAGCGCCGGGTTAACCAGTGGGACGGAAAGGACGAAGATTTAAGCGAGCTTAAACGTGAGCAACTTAGGCGGACGAGAGAAGAGGCCGACAAGCTCGGCATCCAAAACGCCCGCAGCCGCGGGGAGCTAGTCGAGATTGCGGCGGTCAAGCCGCTGGGGGCAAACGTCCTGATCGCCGTGCGCAACCGAATCCTGAGCTTCCCGTTAACCGACGACGAGAAGGACCAATGCCTGCGCGAGTTGCTCGCCTTGGCTGACATGGACTGGACAAGGGAGGCCCGGTGAACATCGCGCTGCAAGACATCACCAAGCACTGGTTTTCCGTTTTTGTCCCGCCGCCGCGCATGACGGTTTCGGAGTGGGCAAATTCCTACCGCTACCTGTCGCCCGAGTCATCCAGCAACCCCGGCAAATACTCGACGGCTCAAACGCCCTATGCCGTGGAATGGATGGACTCGGTCAACGACCCGACGGCCACCGGAACCGTGCTGATGGTCGCCAGCCAGCTCAGCAAGACGGAATGCCTAAACAACGTCGTCGGCTATTTTGTCGACATCGAGCCGGCGCCGATCCTGATGGTGCAGCCGACGATTGACCTCGGCGAGAGCTGGAGCAAGGAACGCTTGGCCCCGATGATCCGCGACACGCCGGCCTTGATCGGCAAGGTGGCCGACGCCCGCAGCCGCGACAGCGGCAACACCATCCTGCACAAAACATTCCCCGGCGGGAACCTCGCCATCGCTGGAGCCAACGCACCCAGCGGCCTCGCCTCTCGCCCCCGCCGCGTGATCCTCCTGGACGAGGTCGACCGCTACCCAGCAAGCGCAGGCGTGGAAGGGGACCCGTGCGCGCTGGCCATCCGCCGCGCCGAGACATATCACAACCCGGTCATTTTCATCACCTCGACGCCCACGGTCAAAGGCCGCAGCCGGGTCGAGGCCGAGTGGGAGGTCAGCGACAAGCGCCGCCTGTATTGCCCCTGCCCGAAGTGCGGCCATCAACAAACCCTAAAATGGTCGCAGGTCCGCCACACCGCGGAAGACGGCAGCGACGCATGGCTCCAGTGCGAGGCGTGCGAGGAGCACCTCACCGACGAGCAACGCCGGCAGATGGTCCGCGCCGGGCAGTGGATCGCCGAACACCCAAACCGCCGACTGCGCGGCTTCCACCTTAACGGGATCGCCAGCCTGTTCCGGCACAAGAAAGGATACACCTCGCGCCTGCACCAGATGGTTGCAGATCATCTCAAGGCAAAAGCCAACGGCAAAGAAACGCTGCGCACATGGGTAAACACATTCCTCGCCGAGACTTGGGAAGAGGAGGGGGAGGCCGTCGCATGGGAGCCGCTCATGCAGCGCCGGGAGAACTGGGGAGATTTCCCCGCCGGCGGCCTCGTCGTCACCGCCGGCCTCGACGTCCAGGGGGACCGGGTGGAAATCGAATTTGTCGCCCACGGCGAGGGAGAGGAAAGCTGGTCGCTGGATCATCAGGCAATCATTGGCGACTTCGGCAAGCCCGATATGCAGCAGGCCGTTGACGACGCCCTCCAGCGGAAGTGGACGCATCCCGTCTCTGGCATCGAGCTGCCGGTCGCCTGCGCGTGCATCGACTCCGGCCACAAGACCAAGGCCGTCTACGCCTTCACCCGCCGCCGGCAAATGCGCCGCATCTATGCGGTCAAAGGCCGCGGCGGCGCCGGCCTGCCGCTCGTCTCCCGCCCCAACAAGCGAGGCATTGAGCGCGCCCTGCTCTTTACCGTCGGCGTGGACACGGCCAAAGAAATGATCTACAGCCGCCTGACCGAGTCGGACGTCGGCCCCGGCTATATGCATTTTCCCAGCGACCGCGCCGAGGACTGGTTTCGCCAACTTGTCGCCGAGGTCAAGGTCACGCGCTACGCCAACGGCGTTCCATTCTCCCGCTTTGAAAACCCCAGCAAGGCGCGCAACGAAGCGCTCGACCTGCGCGTCTATGCCAATGCCGCGCTTGGAATCCTTCAGCCTGTCTGGAAAAAACTGGCCGCAGCCCACGCCGCACCGCTCGAGGCCAAACCACCCGCGCCAGACATTGACGCCGGCGGAGGCATGAAAGCCACCCGTGCGCCACGACGCGCCCGCGGCGGCTTTGCTTCCAACTGGTGAGCGCGATTGACAGCCGCCCAACGGGCAATGCTCCGCAGCATCCCGCAATCATTTCGCGCCGGCGACACATGGAAATGGCAGACGACCCACGCCGACTATTCTGCCGCCGATGAATGGACGCTGACCACATCCTTCCGCGGGCCATCATCGTTGGACGTCGTCGCCGCGGCCGCTGATGGCGCATGGCTGACCACCGCAGCAGCCACCGCCACCGATAGCGTGGAGGCCGGGAACTACCTATGGCAAAGCCGCGTCTCAAAAGACGGCGAGGTCTACACGATCGGCACCGGCAACGTCACCGTGCTGCCGGCCTTGGCAGACGTCGGGATCGGCGTGGACGTCCGCACCAGCGCAGAGCGCCAGCTCGACCTGTGCGAGGCCGCCATCGAGAGCCTCATCAGCAAGACCAACGCAAGCGCGTCGTTTGGGGATCAATCGTATTCGCTGGTCGACATCGAGAAGCTCTATCGGATCCGCGCCGCGCTGCGCAATGAAGTCGCCGCACTGCGCGGCAATGCCAACGGCGGGGCAGGTCGCCGGATTCTCGTTAAATTTTCCGGCTCGTGATTGATTGGATCAAACGCAAATTTGCCCCCGCCCCGATTGCCAAGCGCTCCTACGATGGCGCCGCCGGCGGCCGCCTGACCGCGGACTGGATCACCGGCCCCATGAGCGCTGATGCCGCCATGAATGGCAGGCTCAACACGCTGCGGGACCGCTCGCGCGACCTCGAGCGCAACAACCCATGGGTGCGCGGCTTCCTGCGCATCCTCGAAAATAACGTCATCGGGGAGACCGGGATTGGCCTCCAGATGCGCGTGGCGGATCCAAACGGCCGGCAGGACGAGGTGGCCAATCAGCTAATTGAAAACGCTTGGTGGCGTTGGGGCCGCGTCCGTAACTGCTCGCTCAACGGCCGTTATTCGTGGGTCGACATCCAGCGCCTTGTCATCCGCAGCATTGCCCGCGACGGGGAAGTCATCCTGCGCAAGGTGCGCACCAAGGACGGGCTGAAGCTGCAAGTCATCGAGGCCGACTACCTCGATCTGGATTTCACCACCCTACTGGCCACCGGCAACGAGGTCCGCTACGGCGTCGAGCTGGACAAGGTAACCCAGCAGGTCGTCGCGTATCATCTGCTAGGCTGGCACCCAGGGGATTCCCTCCCAATCGCCAACCGCGGCCGCGACCGCCAGCGCATCCCAGCGGAGGAGATCCACCACCTGTTCATCTCTGACCGCCCTGGACAAACGCGCGCCGCCCCGTGGCTCGTCGCGTCGATGAAGACCTTGCGAATGCTCGACGGCTACAGCGAGGCCGAGCTTGTCGCCGCCCGCACCGCGGCAAGCAAGATGGGATTCTTCACCTCCGACACGCCGGAAGGCTACGCCGGCGAGAAGGACGAGCAGGGGAACCTCACGATGGACGCCTCGCCCGGCGTGCTCGAGCAGCTCCCGATGGGTGTTAAATTTGAAAGCTGGGACCCGTCCCACCCAAATAACGCTTTTGGGGACTTCATCAAAAGCCACCTGCGCGGCGCCGCAACCTCGCTTGGCGTCAGCTACAACACGTTTGCAAGCGACCTCGAGGGGGTCAACTACTCGTCGATCCGCGCCGGCCTGCTAGAGGAGCGGGAGGTCTGGAAGCATTACCAACGCTACTTGATCGAGCACCTGTGCGAGCCGCTGTTTTCCGAGTGGCTAGAGTGGGAAATGCTGCGCCCCGGCGGCATCGCACTACCTGTGACCAAGCTCTGGAAGTTTGACGTCCCAGACTTCCGCGGCCGCCGCTGGGCATGGGTCGACCCCAAAAAGGACGTCGAGGCCGCCGTCACCCGCATCAACGCCGGCTTGAGCAGCCAACGCCGGGAGATCGCCGAGGGAGGCGGAGACCTTATGGAGATTTTTGCGGACCAAGCTGCCGACCAAGCACTCGCCAAACAAATGGGCCTCGACTTCCCCGAGCTAGCCAGCAAGCCAGCGCCGGCCGGGCCGCCGCCCTTTGATCCAGAGGATAATTGACACCCCACCGCAAAACGTGATGCGCCAGAAAACTCCCCACACCGCCACACGCTCGGCACCCAACGCCGGCCAAGAGCTGCGCCGCGAGTTTGCCCTCGACCGCGGCGCGATCAATGAGGCGGACCGGACCGTCGAGCTATCGTTTTCCAGCGAGACAGAGGTCGAGCGCTATTTCGGCATTGAGGTGCTGGACCACACGCCGAGCGCCGTGCGCCTTGGCCGGCTCAACAACGGCGGCGCCCTGCTGCTAGAGCATGAGCGGACCGACCAGATCGGCGTGGTTGTCGCAGCCCGCATCGAGAACGGCGTCGGCCGCGCCACGGTCCGCTTTTCCAAGTCCGCCCGCGGGCAAGAAATCTTCCAGGACGTTATGGACGGCATCCGATCGCTGGTCTCGGTCGGCTACCGCATCCATCGCACGGAATCCAAGCAGCAAGCCGGCGGGGTGGAACTCGTCCGCGTCACTGACTGGGAACCGTTCGAGCTGTCGCTGGTGAGTATTCCCGCTGACGACACCGTCGGAGTCGGCCGGAGTGAGGACATCGCCGGCGGCCAAATCAATAAACCAATTTCTTCAACGATCATGAGCCAAGAAAACACTCCCGAAGTCGTCGCAGCCGTCCGCGCTGCTGAGCCCGTAGTGGCCGCCCCCGTGGCCGCCGTCACCGTCGTCCGCGAAGCAGCCCCACAGGCTAGCGCCGCCGACCAAATCGCCGCAGAGCGCCGCCGCGTGGCCGACATCTCAGGCATCGCCGAGCAGGTCCGCCGCAATGGAGTCGAGATCGACGCCGGCCGCGCCATCGCGGAAGGGGTCGACGCCGGCGCCTTCCAGCGCGAAGCATTCGACGCCCTCCTCAAGCGCCAATCAAGCTACACGCCAAACGGCGGCGGCGAGCACCTGAGCCGTCAGGACCAGCGTGACCTCGGCAGTTTCTCCATCACACGGGGCCTCGGCGCCATGATGCAGGGCCGCCAGCTTTCCGGCATCGAGGCGGAAATGCAGCAGGAAGCGCAGAACGAAGCCCGCGCCGCCGGCATCAGCCTGGCCGGTAACTTCCACATCCCGGCTTGCGTCCTTTCCGCCGGCCGCCGCGACATGACCGCCACCGGCGGCACCGCTGGCGACCAGGGCGGCACGCTCATCCCGACGATGCAGGGCAGCTTCATCGATCTGCTTTACTCCAAGCTGGTGTTGCGCCAGCTCGGCGCGCAGTTCCTGAGCGGCCTCACCGGCAACATCTCGATGCCCAAGTTTGTCAGTGGCTCGACCGTCGGCAACCTCGGCGAGAACACCGCTGCCAGCGAGTCCAGCCCGACCACGGGCGCCGTCACGCTGTCGCCAAAGCGCGCCGCGACGTTTGCCGAGATCAGCAAGCAATTGCTGATCCAAGGCAACCCAAGCGCCGAGGCCATGGTCCGCAACGACCTGACCACCGCGCTGGCACTCCTGCTTGAGTCGCGCGCCATCAATGGCACCGGAGCAGACGGCCAGCCTACCGGCTTGCTTGCCACCACCGGCATCGGCAGCGTGGCCGGCGGCACCAACGGCGCAGCGCCAACATGGGCAAACATCGTCGGCCTTGAAACCGAGGTTGCCATCGACAACGCAGACCTTGGAAGCCTCGGCTACCTGACGAACACCAAGGTGCGCGGCAAGCTGAAGAGCACCTCGCAGGTTAGCGGCCAGAATGGCTTTGTCTGGACCGGCGGCGAGACCCCGCTCAACGGCTACCGCGCGGAAGTGACCAATCAGGTTCCAAGCAACCTGACCAAGGGCACCGCCAGCGGCACCTGCTCGGCCATCATCTTCGGCAACTTTGCCGATCTGGTGATCGCCACATGGGGCGGCATCGACATCATGGCGAATCCATACGTCAAGGACATCGAAGGCCTCGTCCGCATCACCCTCAACGCTTACCACGACAGCGCCGTCCGCCGGCCTGAATCGTTCGCAGCGATGAAGGACGCACTGACCGCGTAACCACTCTTTGTTGGCATCGGTTAGCATCGAGGGGGGGTGGCGGTTTTTGGGTTCCGCTGCCCCCCCTTATTTTTTCAAACCCGACCATCATTTTCTAGAGACCATGAGAACCTTGCAAATCATCCGCGGCACCAACATCAGGGGCCAACACGCAGAGGCCGGAGACATCATCAAAAACGTCGACCTCGACACCGTCGCCCTGCTCGTCGCCTGCGGCAAGGCCGTCGAGATCCCGACGCCGCATCCGATCCTGCACGCCACGCCAGACACGCCGGCCGCCGTCGAGCAACGGGACCCACAGCCCGCCCACCGTGACGCCACGCTGGCCCCTGTGGCCGCCGGGAAACGCGCCGCCAAGAAGGCCGCCAAACCATGAGCCCCGCCCAAGCATCCGCCTTTGCCGAGGCCTTCCGTGAGTCGCGGGAGGTTTTCGGCGTGCCGGTCATTTTCGGCACAACCGAGTTGCTGGCCGTAGTGGAAAGCTCCGCGCTTGAGCGGGAACTCGTCGACGGCGGATTCGCCAGCTCTGGCGACGTCTCGCTCAAGGTGCTGCGCGCCGACCTGCCAGCGGAGCCGGCAATCGGCCAGCTCGTCACCTACCGCGGGGAGCGCTACAAGGTCGCCGCGCCATCGCCCCACCCAGGGGAGCTGGTCATTTCCGTGCGGCTCCGGCCGGCCAAACGCTGAGCCGTTACAGAGCGTCGAGAATCTCCTTTAGCTGTGCGCTGTCCTCGCGCAAGGTATCGAGTTGATATTCCGACATTCCTGGGATCGTCTTTCGGAGCACTGTCATCAGGCGAGTAAGGTGGGGAATATAATTGTCGTGCCTAGTTGCTTGCCCCCGCTGCATGATTTCTTGATCGGCCACAATCCGCGGCGTATCGGTGCCAGAGATGCGAAGTGAAAGACGCAAGCGCTTCACGCTCGGCGGTTTCGTCATTTCAGAAATGACCGATAGCCAACGGACGCGCGCGTCTGGCTTAAGTGGAACCAAGGCAAGGTGATGGGCAAATGTCAGCCCCGGACGACGTTGTTCGCGAGGGATAGAACGGCAGGTCATCGCGTAGTTTTTGAGCGTGCCAAGGTCCAGCCCGGTCGCATCCAGCGCCAGCTCATAGGCCTCGAGGGGAATCCTTGAGCTTGAAATGTCGTCAAATCCCTCGCCCTTGAGCGCCATTTGCCGGCCCCATTTGTTCTCGCCGTAGACGAGCCAGTCGCCGATGCACCACGCGGCCGACTGCAACGCCTGGCCAAAGTTGCGAGCAATCGACTGCCATTCGGCAAACGACATACCATCTTCAAGATCAAGCCCGGTCGGAGTGAGTCGGATAGCTTCTGGCAAATCGCGGCTGTTGGTGGTCATCGACACCTGTTCAACGTCAATCACACCGATCATTGTTTTGTTAAGCTCAAGAGCCTAGCTGTGCGACAGCGATCACGGTTTTTTTCTGAACGCATCGCCCTTGTTGGCGGGATTCCAAATGCCTCACACAATCGTATGCATCGCTTGCTGACATCAGCACGGGTCATATAATAGCGCTTAGCTATTTCCTCCATGCTGCTGCCGTCATAGCCAATTCCGGTGATAATGGCTAAGCACTCAATGCCAAGTGCCGGATGGGCATCGTCCATCAGTGTTCCAACCAATCTTCGAACCAACGCCAGAGCGTCCCGCTCCGTCTGATGGTCATCTTCATTGTCCTCAAATTTAGGCCTGGAAACAGGGACTCTCCGGCCGCCTTCCCAGCCCATCATGGTTGACTGTGCCATGTCGTAAGTTATGCCCGCTCTTGTCCACGGAATCAAGAATCAATCCATTCCTCAACCCACCGAAAAAGGGCAGGTTGGAAAAGACGGGGTGCATCAAGTCACGCGGCAGGAATACATCCCGGCAAATAGGTTTGTCTTAAAAACCGTCGGCACCGAGCACCCGACGTTCCCAACGCTTAAGCTATCGCGCATCAGCTACAACCTGACCCACGCCGGGACCTTCTATCTCGTCGACTACCTATTCGAGGGGACCATCGATGAGAAGCTGCCCGATCCAACTTACACGATTGGAACCACCGTGCGGGAGGAGCCAATCGAGACCCACCCAAAATTTGAAACCGAGCTCACCGGACTCGGCGGCAAACCATCCGCCCCGTTGAATGCCGCCATCTTTGTCGACTCGTCCGGCAAGCCGACCAACAACGACGAGAAAGGGGTCTTTGATCGGTTCGGCCGGGGGAAATATCATGGCGTCACCTCATACCGGGAGCGCGGCGTCACGTTCACAGAGGTCATTTCACAGCTCAATCGACCAACCGCAGCGGCCAAGGTCGGGAAAATCAGCATCCCGCCAACTGCTGCCCCAACGCTGGAGGACCTCGCCAACTGGATGCTCGTTTCGGAACAAATCGACAAACGCGGAGGCCTTTACCAAATCACCCGCACATGGGAGGCCAGCGGACCCAAGGGATGGGATGAGGACATCTATTCATGATCAATTTCTCAGAGCTAGAGGGGAAGCCCACGCGCGCCAAATGGGACAAGCTCATCGCGCTGCTGCCCCAGTTGCGCGTCATCGCCGGCATGGGCGTGCGCGTCAGCGAGACCAACCGCGGCCTTTTGCTTCACGTTCCAAAGACCCGCGCCGCCGCCGCCGTGGCCGGCTGTCAGGACCTGCTTGCCTATCTCGAGTTTGACCCGGAAACAGAGCTGTGGTCGGTCGGCGTCTCGCCCGGATTTTCAGACGATCTCGTCCCAACCATTGACGACGCACCCCTCACCGAGTCGCCGGCGCCCATGCTCAGCGTCACCGCCGCCACCACGCTGTGGCTCAAAATCACTTGGCGGCCGGCATTCCTCGAGGACGAGGGAGGCTTTTACATGGTCAACGGCGGGGAGGCCGTCACCGCCGAGTTTATCCTGGCCGCTGAGAAACCAGAGCTTGTGCTCCCGGCCGTGGACGAGGAGAGCGGCGCCATCACCGACGGAGAATTCCACAAACCATGGGCCTATATCTACGAGGATGGCGCCGGCGGCTATCAAATCGGTGGCCGCTGCGGAAACCACCAACTTTCCTTTTGCGAGCCTCAGACGCTCACCATGCTCTGGGATCACCCAACTGAATAAGCCATGTCGGAGGAAGACGATTGGGAGGAAGACTACGGCGACGGCGAGGAGGAGCCAAGCACCGATGACATTCCCGAGGCACTGGCGGAAGGCTGCGCCTGCTGCGCGCCCTCGCTGTGCTGCGATAGTCCATACACCAATTCGCCAACGATGAACTGGCGAAACTGGGATTTAAAACAATCCGTCTCTTACCCGTGCGGGATGACGGAGACCGATCCCGGCGCCATAGATCCTTGCGCGATTCAATACCGGAAGTTCCGAAAACGACGAATGGAGCAAAGAAGAACGGTCGCACCTCTGCAATATCGGATTACTGAAAGAATCAAAGAATACAACGAGTCATGGTTTTGTGCTGAAACCGACACGATCATAAGCGAGTGGACTCCATTTGTAGTCATAAGCCCTGGAGATTTTGTGTCATCAACTTGGAATCCCGCCACCTTCACACTACGGATTGATTACACCGCAGGGTTTACTGAGATCCAATATTCGGAAGAGATCACGCACGCCGATCGACTTGCAGAAGCTGACGAGCTTTTTTCAGCCGCAATTGAAGCACCCGAAACGGTTCTTTTTACAATTCCTAGTGTCGGCTATGATTTCTCCACCCCGATCGCTCATCGGTCTGTATTTGTTCCAGAAACCGCGGTTTGTGACGGTGAGGTGATTGAGTCAGCAACCGGAGGAGCATACAGGTGGGAACGAGCGTGGAAGTGGCGATTCTTCAGCTACAATCCAGAAACAGGGAATCAGGACCTAAATAACTGCCTGACCCGTTACTATACGGTGGAATGGGACGAAGTCTTTTTCCCCGCTGATGGAGGCGATCCAGACGTCGAACACAAAAGCGAAATTTGGAGAATCGGAAATGAATTTGAAACGCACCGCGGCGTGAGCGACGAATCCAAGGAGGGGACCACTTACCTCATGAACGTGCGCTACCGATGCGGTCGTCGTTCTAGGCCACGCTACTCTCTAGGGTTTGACCTTTGGGCACCAGAAGAGGGATTGATTCGACCGGCAGGAGCTTACGGATGAAATCGCCCGCCAAAATGACCCCGGCCGAGCTTGACCGGCTGCGCGCCATCATTGCCCGGCAAGCGCAAGAGCCGGCCACAATAGCAACCTCCGCCACTGTGCGCGTGCGCCTCAAAGGGCAGGCCGATGGCCCCGTGTTCAACGGCCAGACGCTGGTGCGCGGCTGCCGGTCCTGCGGCTGATTTGACCCGCCGGCCGGCTTTATGTTCAGCATCCAAGCCGACACATCAAACCTCGAAGCCGCCATCTTTGAGTTTTCCAAAGCCTCCCGCCAAGGCTTGAAGATCACCATCAAAAAGCAGGCCGGCATCCTCGTCGCCCACCTGATCGCCCTGACCCCGCCAGCCGGCGGCCGCGCCCAGGCAATGAATGACGACGGCGCCGTCACCCTCGAGGCCAAGAAGCGCGGGGAGGCGCGCATCGCCGCGGACATCATCCGCCTGTTCCCCACCAGCAAGATCAAGCACGACAAACTGCTCAACATGGTCCGCGGCGGCTATGAATGGACCGCTAAAAACGGCCGCAAGACCATCGTGCGCCAAGTCGCCGAGACGGCCGGCGAGCTGCGCAAGACGCACCAATTTGCGCGCAACCCAAAGAGCGGCCGCACCCGTCTGATGGGCGGACTGAGCATGGCCATCACGCGCTCCCGCGTCCTCAAAGAATACATCAAACAGGAAAAGGCCAAGGTCGGCCTGCTGAGCGCCGGGTGGATCCGCGCGGCAAACGAGCTAAAAACAACCTCCCGAGCCGTCCCGTCATGGATCAAGCGCCACGGCGCCAAGGCCGGCGGGGTGAATATCTCGGACCGTATCGGCATGGTCGGAATCAGGATCTACAACAACCAAGCATGGTTTCCCAGCGACATGACCGGCCGAGTCCAGGACGCCCTGCGCCGGCGGGAGCGTGGCCTACAAGCGGCCCTCGCTGACCTGCTAGAGCGCAACGCCGCCAAGGCCCAAGAGCGGATGCGTTGACGCGCCCCTGCTGCATATGCTCCGCGCCGACGTCATCCTCGCCCTGCAAGACTACCTCGCCGCAACCTACGACGGCCCGGTCTCCATCCACCGGGAAGAGGATGACGTCCAGATCGAGCCACCCTATGCGGTCATCCGCGTCGGATCGGCCGACGCCATGAATGCCGACCAAGTGGACCTGTGGACGATGAGCGTCATGGTCGGCGTCTTCCATGATGCTGACAACACCACCGCCACCACCGCCGAGGATCAAGCGGGCGCCGTGTTCGCAGCGCTTGACGACATCGACAGCATGGACGACGCGCGGCTTGTCATTTCCGCATGGTTCCGCACCGCAACGGAGGCCAGCAAGAACGAGACAAACTGGCAGCACATCGCCGGCTGGGAAATGATCGTCGCCCCGCCGGCGCCGGCCGCAGAAGAATAACGGCCACCCACTTTTGACAGCCGCGGGCAAGTATGTCTGCAAGCATCAAAGGCACTCAAGTCAGTTGGGGAGTTTCATCCGGCGTTAAGTCCATGTCCAACGCGGTCGTCACCGCCGGCATCGTGGAAAGCGCATCCATCGCCCTGGGCGGATCCACCGAGACCGTCGTCGACGAGGATGGTGACACCGTCACCCGCATCGACCACGGCGCGGAAAACAAAATCTCAGTCGAGGTCAAATGCCTGTCGACCAGCACGCTCCCCGCCAAGGGCAGCGAGCTGACCGGCCTCGGGACCATCGACGGCGTGACGCTCGGCACCGGCCGCACGTTTGTTGACGACTCCACCGTCTCCTACGCCTCGACCGCCGTGAAGAAAATCTCTGTCAGCGCCACGCATTATCCAGGCATGGCCGCAGACGCCTAACGGCAAGAACGAATCAAACGCAGGGTAGAGCAGAGGCAGCTCGCTTGGCTCATACCCAAGAGGCCGCGGGTTCGATTCCCGCCCCTGCAACCAACCCTTTATGACCGAGCCAACCCAAGACCAGTCCGACCCCGCAGCCGTAACCCTTGACGACCTCGCCGCAGCCTTGCAGTCAGCGGATGGGAAGACGCCAGAGGAGGTGCTCGGGTCATTCATCCCAGACCGGACAACGCTCTTTGGCCGCGCCTTGGTCAAACTGACCGCCGGCCATGAAATCTTCCTGCAAAAGATCCGGCACCCGTTGGCCACCCGCGCCGCGGAATGGGGAGAGCATGATCTGCTGATCGCCCTTTATGTCTTCACCCGCCCGAGCCGCACGCTGTTTGACGAGCTGGCCGCCGGCATCTTTGAGGATGGCGTTTTCGCCCTGCTAGACGAGATCCCGTTCGGAGAGATCGAGAACGCCGCGGCCCTGATGATAAAACATTGGGTCGACGCCAAAATCACGGCGCTGCCAATGAAAGCCCCGGCCACCCCCGGAGGCAGCCCGCAAAAAAAAACGGCGGCTTTGGGTGGATCCTGACCACCCTGACGACGGCCTGCTCAACGTTCGGTTGGTCCCTTGACTACGCCCTCCACGACATCTCCCTGCGCGAGCTGTTTGCCATGAATGCCTGCCACGCATGGGGGCAGGGGATGGAGCCGGCCGGGGAGACCTACGAGGACAGGGAATTTGAACGCGCCCTGGCAGCCGTCCGCGCATCCCGCACCGGGTCCGCATGACCCATTGACTCCCGACCCTCTCCAATATGGCAGGCGTATCAGTAACCCTCGGCGGCAACTTTTCAAAGCTCGACGAGCTTGACCGCAAAGCGCGCTCGGTTTCGGCGTCCATCAAAAAGGGATTCTCGGAGCGCATCGGCCACCGGATGTTCGATGGCCTATTGCAGGTCGCCGGTTCGATCCCGGCCGCCATGAAAAGCGCGCTGGATGCCGGCGGCAAGCTCTCGGACATCATGAATGCAAGCGGCGCCGCCGGCGCCGGCATTGTCGTCATGCAGCGCGCGCTGTCCAATGCCGGCGTGGAGGCAGACCGCACCGGGAAAATCCTCACGCTGACGCAGAAGGCCATCGCCGGCCTCAACGAGGAGAACCAGAGCACCGGCGACGCGTTTGCCGTGCTCGGCCTCGAGATGTCCAGCCTGCGCGCCATGGATCCGGTGGCGGCATTCCAAGCCATCGGCAAGGCGATCAATGGCATTAGTGACCCGGCCCAGCGGACCGCCGCCGCACTGCGGATTTTCGGGAAATCCGGGGGTGAACTTGTCACCGTATTTTCCGACCCCAACGCTTTCGCCACGGCCCGCGAGCAACTCGGTTCCCTGCCGGAAACCCTCGCCGCCAACGCCACCCGCTTTGACGACGTCAGCGACGCCATTGGCAACGCCGGCACCTATATGCAGCAGTTTGCCACCGGGGCCGCCTCTGTGCTGCTGCCGGTCATGGAGCGCATTGTCAGCGCGTCCGGGGAGATTGACCTGACGGCGCTCGGCGTTCAGGTCGGCAACATCGTCATGCAGCTCACCAGGCTCTGGCCGCTTGTCGTCGGCATTGGGGCCGCCATCATTGCGCTGAAAATCACCAGCTTGGTCACCTCTCTCTATGCTGCATTTGCCGCTTTTGTAGCCGTGCAGGGAGGAGCGATGGGGGCCGCATCTGGCATTGGGATGGTGAAACTTGCTCTTGGTGGCGTGATCGCCGTGCTTGGCATGGCCGCTATGGCCGCTTGGCAATATGCCGAGGCACTTGCGGCGGCCAACCAGCGGGCGCAGTCGATGCAAAAAGGAAACAACACCTTTGTGCAAAGCGTCGATCTTCAAAAGTTGCGCACGACTATCGACAGCGATGACTCACTAAACGCGGAAATTGACCGCTTAAACAAAGCCCGAGAAGATTTCCGCGTCGCTCAAAATGAACTAATCGTTAGCGTTCAAGACTCCCAGTTCGGAGATGAGCAAAACGAGCTGAAGGCAAACCTTGACGCGGCTCTTGGACAATACGACGTCAAAATAAAGGAGCTCTACAAGATCACTCCCGAGCAGATGGCCAGCAACAAAGCGGCCAACGAAGCGGCCGCGGCGCGCCAAGCCTATGCGGACGCAGTCGAGAAAAGCGCCAAAGCATATGACGCAGCCCGAAAGAAATTCGACGGCGCGGTCGAATCTGGGAACACCCGCCGAATCAATGCTCTGCCGCTCGAGGAGCAAGCTAAGGAGTTGGAGGCCGCAGAAAAAGCCCTGCGCGGATCCCTCAACGGAGCTCTGCAAATGTTCCACGGAGACGCGACCGGAAAAGAAATCGGCGACGTCATCAATAAATATGGGGACAGCCCAACAAAATCCAAAGACCTCGAGACTGCCGCGGAGATTGTTGCGATGGAGCAAAAGCGGGCCGAACTAGCCGACAAGATCGCAGAGGCCGCCGCCAAGCAAGCCGCCGCCGCCGTCGAATATCAAAGCAGCCTGGACATCATCAACGCCCAGATTGCAGGGGAAACCGCCAAGGTGAGAATCCTCGAGAAAGAGGCCACCTTGCGCTCGGAAATTGCCAAGCTCGTCGCTGCTGGCTACTCGCCCGAGGAAGCCAGCCAACGGGCCGGCGCCATGGTCGACGCTCAAGAGCGCGCCAAGGTTGCCAGCGCTCGCCGGGACGCCGCCGGCGTGCGCGAAGAGGCCGCCGCCGTGGGCAATGGGACCGAGGGCCGGCTCGCCCAGCAACGCCGCAGCAAGGAGATCCAAAACGCCAGCGGCGTCAGCGCTAAAGAGGCCGACACCATGGCCGGCAATGAAGCCCGCCTTGATCGACTAAAGACCCTGCAAAGCGACAAGGAAGGCGCCCGCGGCCTCGACGTTACCCGCGCCTCGTCGATGGCTGCCATCGGCGGCGGCGGCAATGTCTACAGCGGCGGCATGGATTACCAGCGCCAGATTGTCGACCTCAACCGCGAACAGCGCGACCTGCTAAAGACCATCGCCGAAAACAACGGCGGCCTTTTTGAGTGAGGCCCCAGGACAACCCGCACGGTTTGACAGCCCCGCGAGTGAGATGTTCATCGCCATCAATTTCGACACCCTCCAGCTTCGACCCCTAAGCAACCGACAGTGGGTCCAGCGCAGGGAGGCTAAACGAGGGGACGGTCTGATTTTGGATGTCGGATTTTATTACTCAGCCGATGAAGAGGCCGAGCCCGGCGCCATGCCGGAAGGCACCACCTTTACTTTTGGCGCCAAAGAGGCCGGAAACTACAACGCCTCGCCGGTCATTTTAAGCGATGAGTTTGAAAAAATCGCTTACGGCGCCGGCTGGATCTACAGAGCCAGAGTCAGTCTAAACACCGCTGAACTGGCCACGCTGGTCGGCGATAGTTCGTTCGTCGACCTCATGGCCGAGGTCACCTGGCTAATCCCTGATTACGACCCCGTCACCTGCGAGACCTTCACCCTGCGCGTGAACAACGACATCGTGCGCGGAGACGAGGGAACGCCCAGCGCCATCAACGCGATTTTGGAGTTTGAAGACGACGCGGCCAAGCTCGCGGCCGCCACCACCCCGCGCATCGGCCAGCTCGTCCGCATCACCGGCGAGGCGGACCGCATCGAGCAATTCCTCGGCGGGGACGCGAGCGAGCAGACCAGCTGGCTG